TGTCTGTTGAGTTGCTGATCGTGTTATGTGCATGCTGTGGTGGTGAGTTTAATGGTGTTGTAGATGTTTATGATGAGTAGATTGTGTTTTTTTTTTTCAAGCAGAAGACGGCATACGAGATATTGGCGTGACTGGAGTTCAGACGTGTGCTCTTCCGATCTGTTAATTGGGAGGGCTGGGTTCCTCAACCTCTTGTATTTGACCACAAGGCTGCTGAGATCAGAATGAAAGCTGAGGAAAGCGAAAACATTGGTCAGTACATTAAACCTTGGAACCCCCAAGATGATGGTCTAATCGGTAATGGTACTAAGGCTAAGATTAAGTACCATGTGTACAAGGGAGATAACTCCATGTACGAGAGCATCACACTGGAAGCCGTAGGTGTGGTAGACTTAGTGTCTTACAACGCTGAAGGTGGTTCTAGTTCAGGCATTAGTTTCTAGGGTGTCTGACCTGTGTAGGAGGTAACTAAAACTAGGCTCAAGCCTACACCTTGGGTCTAACTTGTAACAGAAAGATAGTTAGATGACAGACTATGTAAAACTGCTAACGGAATTTGAAGATTGTTGGAACGTAATATCTGAACTAGAAGACCTAAGTGAATTGGCTGATGGTTTGGGTGAGACTTTTTCGGCAGCTAAACTAGACAAGATCATTAGAGACTATGACATTTCTTTTGACCGTCTCTTCAGAAAACTAGAGGAACACTTCTCAGCTTTAGATGAAGGGCCTCTTCTAGAAACATACAGTGATGAGGAGGCCAGTTATGACTCAGAAGGAAATAACAACTTTAGTCGGTGATATCTACTCAGTTGTAAAAGGCAAAGGTGGTTGGCATAGTTACATTGCTAGTATGCTAGGCAAGGAGATAGCTGACCTTTCTAACTCTAGGTTTTCTAAACCTGAGGCTTACCGTTCTAGGTTGTCTATGTCAGGTATTGGCGCACCATGTAAGAGGAAACTTTGGTACAAGATTAACGAACCAAGGGAAGCCACCGGCAACAAAGGTAGTGACCTACTTAAGTTCTTCTTTGGTGACATAATTGAATCTCTAATCCTTAACTTAGCTAAGGCTGCTGGACACACTGTAACAGGTGAGCAAAGCAAGATGGAGCTGTACGGGATTAGGGGACATAGGGATGCTGTCATAGATGGTATGACTATCGACGTTAAGTCAGCTTCTCCCTTTTCCTTCCAGAAGTTTAAGAAGGGACATCTAAGGGAGCAAGATAGCTTTGGTTATATCTCTCAGCTTTCTTCCTATGTAGCAGCAGCTAAGGATGACCCAGAAGTTACAGACAAAACTAAGGGTGCCTTCCTAGTCGTTGATAAAGTCTCAGGTGAAATCCTGTTAGACATACATGACTTCAGTAAGGACATTGAGAACAAGCCTAAGGAGATTGAGGACATCAAAGCTATGGTGGCTGATACATCCCCTCCAGGTCGCCTTGATCCTGTACCTCAGTACAAAGACAGTGCTAACCTGAAGCTGTGTTCTACCTGTAACTACTGCGAGTTCAAGAAGATATGCTGGCCTGAGCTTAGGTCATTTGTGTACTCTTCAGGTCTTCAGCACTTAGTCAAAGTGGAACAAGAGCCTAGAGTTCCTGAGTATCTTCCTAATGACCTACAATTTTAGACCTAAGAGAAGACGTAAATCTACCAACAAGAAAAGTCTAGGTAAGTTTAGGTCAGGTCTTGAGGCTGACAATGCGTCCTTCCTGAGTAACAAGAAGATCGACTACCAGTATGAGTCAGTGAGGATAGAGTGGGTTATCTCACATAAGTATCTTCCTGACTTCATACTTCCTAATGGTATCGTAATTGAAACCAAAGGTAGGTTTGTGTCAGCAGACAGGAGGAAGCATCTTCAGATTAAGAAGCAGCACCCTGAGATAGACATTAGATTCGTCTTCAGCAACAGTAAGGCTAAGCTGTACAAGGGTAGTAAGTCTACCTACGCTGATTGGTGTATCAAGAACGACTTTAAGTTCGATGACAAACTCATACCAACAGCTTGGCTAAAGGAAGAAACTAATGAAGCATCTCTTAATTCACTGGGTTGTAGACGGCCCATATGTAAATCCTGACAAAGAAGAAGGTGGGTATCTAAACCTTTGTAGAATTGAGGATTCAACTGCCACCATTGCAGATGTTGAGGTTCACTACGAAACGTATGATGATGCACTCGAACCTGTCACATACTTTACAAAGCACATTGAACCTTTGGACCTTATTTGTTTGGACCCTGACGACCTTATGAAAACTATTGAGGACGAAGAGGATGAGACATGACATAGCTGAGCTTGCTAGAGTACTTAGTTTAAGCTACAGTTTAGAAGACATAACAGAGATATCTGATATCGAAGAAGAAGCAATCGTTAGGCTCCTAATCTTTGAAGGGTTGATCGACTTGGAGGATTACTTCAGTGACAACGATTACCTAAACGAAGAGGAGGATAACTAAATGCCTTTTGCTGATCCTGAGGATGCAAAAGCCTACAGAAAAGCCTACAGAGAAAAGAATAAAGAGGAGATTAAAGCCTACGAAAAAGCCTACAATGAAAAGAATAGGGAGAAGATTAACGCCAGGCAAAGAGCCTACAGTGAAAAGAACAAGGAGAGGAAGAAAGCCAACAACAAAGCCTACAATGAAAAGAACAAGGAGAAGATCAGAGCCTATGCCAGAGCTTACTATGAAAATAATAAGGAGAAGCTTAACGTCAAGCACAAAGCCTACCGAGAAAAGAATAAGGATAAGAAGAGGGAGAGCGAATTAAAAAGAAATTTTGGCATAGGGTTACATGAGTACAACCTTATACTTACTGAGCAAAAAGGTAAGTGTGCTTGCTGCGGCATCCACCAAAATGAGTTAACTATGAATTTAGCTGTTGACCACGATCACGATACTGGGCTAATAAGGGGCTTGCTTTGTGGTAAATGTAATACGGGTATCGGAATACTAGGTGACAACATTGAAGGTCTTATGAGGGCTTTAAACTATCTTGAGAAACATGAACTAACAAAGGAAAGAAAAACAAATGAGCATGTCGTACAAGTCAAACCTAAACCCAATGTTCAGGTCAAAGTTCAGCGAGGACATCTTCAATCACAAGTACCGGCATGAAGGCTGCGAGACTTGGGAAGCACTAGCTAAGACCCTAGTGGATGACGTATGTGGTGACCTAATGACTGGGGATGAATGCACTGACCTAGCTAAGGCTATCACTGACATGAAGTTCATCCCCGGTGGTAGGTATCTGTACTACGCAGGGAGACAGAATAAGTTCTTCAATAACTGTTACCTACTTAAGGCAGAAGAAGACAGCAGACAGGACTGGGCTAACCTAAGCTGGAAGGCTGAGTCATGCCTTATGACAGGTGGAGGTATTGGTGTAGACTATAGTGTGTACCGACATGAAGGCGCACCCATCCAGCGTACAGGGGGACAGGCTTCTGGTCCTATCCCTAAGATGCAAATGATTAACGAGATTGGCCGTAGGGTCATGCAAGGTGGTAGCCGCAGGTCAGCTATCTATGCGTCCCTCAACTGGAAACACCAAGACATAGGTAACTTCCTAAGCTCTAAAGACTGGGCTAGTATGCCAGTAGGTAGCACAGGTAAGTCTCTGTGGGATATTAAGCAGGATGACTTCAACTTCCCTGCACCTATGGACATGACCAACATTAGTGTCAACTACGATACTGAGTGGCTGCTGAACTACTACGAAACAGGGCAAGTAGGTAAGGTCTTTGAGGAGAACGTACTACAGGCAATGAAGACTGCTGAGCCTGGGTTTAGCTTCAACTTCTTCGACAAGGAAAACGAAACCCTACGGAACGCCTGCACTGAAGTTACCTCAGAAGATGACAGTGATGTATGTAACTTAGGTTCCCTTAACTTTGGTAGGATCGAAAGCCTATCTGAGTTGTCTGACCTAGTTGAACTATCCACTAAGTTCCTCATCTGTGGTACACTCAAAGCCCACCTACCATATGAGAAGGTACATGAAACACGGGAAAAAAACAGACGACTGGGCCTTGGTTTTATGGGAGTACACGAATGGCTCATCAAGAGAAACTACAAGTATGAGGTTACTCAGGAGCTTCATTCGTGGTTGTCAGTATACAAGGGAGTCAGTGACAAAGTATCTAAGGCATTTGCTGAGGAGCTATCTGTATCTACTCCCGTGGCTAACAGGGCTATTGCTCCAACTGGTAGTATTGGTATTCTTGCTGGCACATCGACCGGCGTAGAGCCTATCTTTGCTGTAGCCTACAAGCGTAGATACCTCAAAGGAACTAACCGTTGGGTCTATCAGTACGTTGTTGACTCAGCTGCACAGGAACTCATTGACCTGTACGGAGCCAAGCCTGAGAGTGTTGAGTCAGCCCTTGACTTAGCTTCTGACTACGAACGTCGTATGAGCTTCCAAGCTGACGTTCAGGACTACGTTGATATGAGTATCTCCTCAACAATTAACCTTCCTGCTTGGGGTAGTAAGCTCAACAACGAAGACACAGTGCCTGAGTTTTCTAAGACCCTAGCTAAGTATGCAGGTAGGCTGAGAGGATTTACTTGCTATCCTGACGGTAGTAGGGGTGGACAGCCGCTAACATCTGTGCCATACACTGAAGCCGTTGAGAAACTTGGTGAGGAGTTTGACGAACATGTTGAGACACACGATATCTGTGACATCTCAGGATCAGGAGGAAGTTGTGGGGTCTAAGATGTGGGACGAGTACCCAGACTCAACTGAACTAAGGGGTGACAGTGTGGTCGATGTTGTCAACAAACCTCCACACTACAACACAGGTGAGATTGAGTGTATCGAATACCTCAAAGACAACTTACCTGAGCAAGCCTTCCTTGGTTACCTCGAAGGGAACACAAAAAAGTATCTCCATCGTTGGAGGTACAAAGGTAAGGCTTCGCAAGACTTGGAGAAGGCTAAGTGGTATCTTAGTTACCTCCAGCTTGAAGTAGCAAAAGGAGAAACCAAATGATTAGCTTAAGTATCGACATCTCTGAGGACCAGAAGGATAAGATTGTAGTCGAGACCCTCATCAAGGACTACTTCACTCTTAGCGAGTACGCTGAAGACCTGAGGGTTAAGGATGCAATTGCGACTATTCTCTCCTCTTACTACATGACTGAGAAAGGGTTCGAAAAAGTTCTAGCTGAAAGAGCAGAAGAGACTAAGGAAAAGAAAACTAACAAAGAGAAGGATAAGAAATCTTCCTACTACATTGACCCTCTGCAAGGTTACAAGTGGGGTTTCCCTAAGCCTATCTCCCAAGAGAATATCCTTGGTGACACTATGAAGTGGTTGGCTGACAACGGCTACCCTAAGGAGGTTATAGATGGCTTTGGTAGTCACTTTAAGTTTACTATCTGGTCATCCAAACCAACAAAGAGTGAGCAAAAGCCGAAGACCTATGAGTCTGTCTTAAGCAAACTGCTCGATGATTAGTCTCCGTAGCTCAGCAGGATAGAGCAACAGCCTTCTAAGCTGTGGGTCGTAGGTTCGAATCCTACCGGGGACGCCAAACTACTAACTCTAAAGGAGTAGACCAATGACATGTGAAGTTAATCTAGCTGGTTACACAAAGGCAACCAAAGGAATTAGTGTAGGTGATAACTTCACTGACTTGATTGCTTACTATGCTAGAGTGTCTAACCCTACGTCTCAAATCTCAGGGCTTAAGAACTCAAAGCTAATTCACTACCTGATTAACCACAAGCACTGGTCCCCCTTCGAGATGGTCAGTGTTTGTCTAGACATAACTACTACGAGGGATATAGCTAGACAACTACTCAGACATAAATCCTTCACTGGGTTCCAGGAGTTCTCTCAGAGGTACGCAGCTACTGAGACTAACGCAGACAGAAGGGAGACTAGGCTACAGGATACAGTCAACAGACAGAACTCCTTGCCTAATACAGATGCAGCTATTGAAATCTGGTGGAAGGCATCTCAGGATAAAGTCATTGACCAGTGCTTCAGCTTGTACGACCAAGCCTTAAAGAAGGGTATAGCTAAAGAGCAGGCTAGATCATTACTCCCTGAGGGTTTGACTAGAACTAGACTGTTTGCCAATGCAAGTCTTAGGTCATGGATTCACTACATCGAACTGAGAACCCATGAGTCAACTCAGAAGGAACACAGGCGATTAGCTAGGGCATGTGCCTTTGAGATAGCTAAGGTGTTCCCAGATATAGTTGAGTTCGTTCAACCTGAGACGTTACATAAGTACTCCTTCGAGCAGGATTAAACCTTAGAGGCTACCTAAAAAAGAAAAAGGGGAGGACCAATCCAATGGCTCTCCCCTTAGTTTTACCTACTTCATTTTCTTCTTCATAGGTTTCTTCTTCTTTTTCTTCTTGTCTTCTACCTTTTTCTTGGTAGCGTTCTTGTAGGGCATTGCACCCTTAGCTTTGGAATACGGCATATTTATTTCCTTTTCTTTCCACTTGCTGTTGTTGACCACTTAACCTTCTTAGGTCCGGTCTTCTTAGATGCTTCCTTCTTAGTAATTTTAGAAGCAACACTCTTAGGTCTACATGCTGGGTAGGGTCTTTTGGATTTACCTTTAGCTGACTTCCTGCCGCATGGCTTACCTGTCTTTACGTCAGTCCACTCTTCAGAGAACCACTTACCTAATCCTCCTTTAGCCATTACTTCTTAGCTTTCTTTTTCGATGCAGCACTCAGGTCTTTAAGGTGATACAAACGTTTACTAGTTTTACCGTGTGCCTTACCTGAATGCATCTGACCATTTGGCATCTTGTGCATATTACCTTTATACTCTGTGCCATCTCTTAAATAATGTTTAACACCCTTACCCATTTACTTCTTTCCCTTCTTAGAAACTTTATTGTCACCACCCTTCCATCCTCCGCCTTTGCCTTTGTACCACTTAGCGGCCCAAGCATTAGCATACGCTGAAGGATAGACTTTGAACTTCTTTTTAGCCTCAGTCTTAGCTCTAGACCACAGAGATGGATTAGTTGGGGTTGCTTTAGCCATTACCACTTCACCTTGTCAGCCCAGTACGCAGCAGACATCTTACCCTTCTTGATATTCTTAGCGTGTCTAGCTTTGAAGGACTTCTTCCTGGCTTTGTCCTTAGCTGACTTAGGGCTTTTACCTGCACCTGATACACCTTGTTGACCAAACCTAATGATCTTCTCTTTGCCGTTAGCACATGCCTTAACTACATGAGACTTAGTAGCATGACCTGAGGTACGCTTAGGTTTGTTACACTTCATTTTAGATTTGTCTAGTTGTTTAGCCATAATCTTTACCTCGCGTTCTTAACCATAGATGCACCAAAGTACATACCTATGATAGCCCCAAGTAGGTGGGTATCTAAGGGTGTGATGACCAACCCAGTTAGTGCCTGCCATGTAGTCTCCTCAGTCCCCTCAGTAAGGAACAAGAAGCCTGGGTGCCACTCAGTATACCCTACCGTGACAGGTATCTCAGGCCAGAAGACAGCTACAACCTTAGGCCAGACTATGATAGCACCTACAGCTGACAGAGCTATGATCCTACGAGTAACTTGGAACCCCTTGTTCTCGTACCTCCTAGCTAGGTCTGTAGCTTCTGACTGTGCAGATAGTCCTTCGATGGCCCTGTTGAACGCATCCTGTTTGGACTTAGCTGCTTGGCCCCAGAGTGTCATAACTCCTGATAACAACCCTGAGCCTAGCATGGTTATTAGTTCTAATGGTAAACCACCCATGATCTACTCCTTAGTTTTTAGGTCTAGGGCTAATGTTTATAGCTGTTCTCATGTCACCTACGAAAGTATCCTCAGGTCTAGTAGGAGGTAGTATTGTCTTTGCTGCTCAAGATCGGAAGAGCACACGTCTGAACTCAAGTCACGCAAATACTTCGTTTCCAGTCTTATTCTTGAAAA